CCGGGTATCTCAATATCGGCTGCTCGGCCAAGGCAATGGTCTGAGGTCTTTGACCCTCCCACCGCAGCATTACTTTCTGGACTGCGGAACCCTGAGTTCACCTTGACGCCCTTGCCAAAGTGGTCTCGGACAGGCTGAAGAACCTTCTCACAGAGCAAGCGCAGGTTCTTTGTCTCGGCTTCACCGGGGGTGTTGTCAAAGCCCATGCGCAGGGCGGTCTCGGATTTGGTCAGTTCGTGCAGGGAGAAGTTGGCGGTCAGATTCATTGTGCGCTCCTAGCGTTGTTGTAAAGGGTGATGCAGGCGTTCAGTTTTTCAATGGCTCGGTTGCCTTCGTCGGTTATGGCGACAAGAGCTTTAGCAGTCTCTCGGTCAAGTTCGGCTCGTGCCTCTCCTCGGTTATCTCCGGCGGCAACTGCGGTATCTGCGGCGGCTGGTACGGGGCAGGTCGTTTTGACGCGCAACCGCAAAGCGCCAGAGTCAATAGCAGCATCGCGCTCTTTTGTGGCAAGTTTGGCTTTCTCATTTGTCTTCCTCAGTGCTTCAGCGGTGGTAGTAACAGCAGAAGCCAAGGCTTGTTCCTTGGCCCGGGCTTCGGTATTCAGGCGGTCAACCTCGGCTTGTTGGGCTTCCTTCTCAACGTGCTTGCCGTAGAAATACCCGCCGCCAAATGTCAGCAGCAGGGCAATCAATCCAGAGAGTAAACCCTTCATGGCTTGGGAGGCTCATCGTTATCGTTGGCCTCTGATTTGGAAATGGCGGTGGCTACAGCTTTGATACCTGACCGGCCAGCAACCCCACCCAGAACGCCTGTGATGAACACCATGATGGTGCTAATCTGGCTTGTGTAAATCTTGTCGATTGGGGCCATGCCGGACATAGGTTGGGTGACGTAGGTCACCGAGTACAGGAACATGGCCATCGCTCCGAGCAGGATGCTGACCAGCACCACAATCACGAAAGCCCAGACACGCACCTCAATCTCTTCGGCGGTCAGGCGGTTATTTGTTTTGTAGGCAACAGTAGGCATCACTTTTTCTCCTGTTCAGGTTTAACAAGTTGTTCGGGGCAAGTGCCAGTGGCAGTACAGATCGGGGGCTTGCACTCGGGGTTATTCCAGTTTGTCGGGTCTTGGCAAGCGTAACGGAAACGGTCTTCGCACCCGATCAAATACAGGGCTATCAGAAATAGTATCGCTAGGCTTCTTTTCACGTTTTTCCCTTTCAATTTCACGCCTTAACCGCTCAAGCTTCTCAGTTTGCGTCTTCACTTCATGCTTGGCTTCCAAGATGTCCAAGTACAACATCCCGAGCACTGGGAGCATGAGGGCGACCAACACGCAAGCGGCAATCCAGCCCATTACGTCTTCCCCAAACGACTGACGAACAGGAGCCACAACCACAGGTAAAGGAGGAATAGGATAGTCGCTACGAGATACGCCGACTTTGCTTGGAAGTTTCTTTTTTCCTCCCGTCGTTGCCATTGCTTGTACCTCTCCTGCGCCTCTTCCTTCAACCTTGCCTTCTCCTGCTCCTCCTGTATCACGCCACGCATCTCAAACACTTTGGAATACAGCGCCCCCATTTCTGGCGGTGACTGATACACCATAGTTTCCCTGATTGTCACTTCCAACGCAGCCATCTGGTCTTGAGCCATGACCCTCTTCAGGGCGGCTTCCATCAGGTTGGCATTGGGGTCGTAGACAGTCTGGCTCTTTTCTTCCTCTTCCCTTATATGCGCTGCCAACTGCTCTTGCAGCTTGAAGAACTCAGTAAGCTGGCTGACAACATCCGCCATGACTTTGGACTCGTCAACAGCAACGTACTTTTCCTTCTTTTTCGCCACAGGCTTGAGCGCGGCGGGGGTGGGGTTTCCACCAAACATCTTGGCAAGCTTGCCCCAGAACCCATGAACTTCCTTGGCGATCCCAACAGCTTCATCAACTGTAGCCTTGACCTCCATGAAAGAGGTCTTGGCCTGCTTGTATAACTCGCACCCTTCCTTGATGGCGGCAACACAAGCATTTGCGGCAAAGAGGATGCTGATCGGATCAATTTACAGCCTCCGCCACCACCTTGATGGAGCCGTCGGAGTTCAGGAAGGCGTAGGGCATGTTATTGCTTTCTGAAATACCAAACCTGACCGCTAATGATTTTTAATTCTGGTATTACTCCAAGCGCCTTGAGAGCTTCTTTGGTTGCACGCACCACCTCTGGAGTGTGTGCTTCATGTCCTGCTAAGATGCCCCCGGGTCGCACCTTGGGAAACCACTTAGTTACGTCATCAAACTGTTCGGCGGCTGTGAAGCCCTTATCCAAGTACACAAGATCGACACTTGCATCCAACATTTTTGATGCCGCTAAGTCGGACCGCTCTACCCTAAGTTCAATTCTATCGGCAAAGTTGCTTTTGCTGATACGCCTTTTAGCAATATCTTCATTCATCCGACTCATTTCAGCTGTGACAACGTAGCCGCCATGCAAAGGATCAGTGTACGTTTCATAGGAATCAATACCAATCAAGCGCATTGCTGGGAATCTTGCGGCCAAAGCCAACAGGTTAGTCGCACGCAATACGCCAACCTCTACTAACACACCAGCGTCAGCGATGCCGGGAATAATCTGTTGCAAACAATCTTCAGATCGCATTAGCGAAGCTCCAAGCCGGGAGAAAGAGGCCAAACAATAGCGTCAGGAAAACCCGTTTGACTTGGCAAGTCGCGAAGTGCCTGACGATATCCAAGCCACTCAGTTTTTTCAAGCTCACCAATTGATGCATCACTTAACTGAGTCCAGTCGCTGTCTGTAAGCAAAAGGTTGCGCCGTCTTCTGGCAGTTTCTGCTGCACTAGGAACTATAGGTGGAAGAATTTGCACGCTGCCTGTTTGTCCGGGGTTTACCGTAACAACTGGTGTATTTTGTTCTTCCCAGTACCGAACTGGAGCATACATCTGAACAATGGCTTCAAGGGTTTCGCCTTCATATGGAAGTCTTGCTCCAATGTGCATTGTTTGATAGCCCTCTGCGGTGTACACAACCTCCATGCAACGGGCCTGTTGGTCAACAGAAATAATTTCGTATGTGTATGTAATGTTCATGTTATTGCTCCAAATGTATATGTAATGTTCATGTTATTGCTCCAAATGTATATGTAATGTTCATGTTATTGCTCCAAATGTATATGTAATGTTCATGTTATTGCTCCAAGGCGAGTTCCGTACGCCAGCCAAGTTATATTTGCATTGCCCGATACGGCACCACCGGCACTGCCGCCACTATATGGGCCGGCTGTGACGTAAACAGGGCCGAAACCGATAGAATAATTTCCTCCACTTGCGCCAGCCGCACCTCGTGTGCCACCAGCACCGCCAGCACCACCATAGCCCGGATTCCCTGCATAGGGGTTGGCGGTTCCTGCTCCACCCGCCCCAGCACCACTAGATGTGCCTGCACCACCCGGTTGAGGTTGGGTACCGGCAGAAACCTGTCCGGCAACGCTGCCGGCAGCACCACCTGCTGAGTTGGCCGCAGCGCTTGATTGACCACCACCACCACCACCACCCCAAAGAAGTCTAGTTTCCCGATCGACGTACCGGTTCTGGCAGGCCTGACCACCACCACCGCCGCCACCACCGCCACCGATAGTGCCGTTGTTGGTTATGCTAACAGCAGAAGAAACAGAAAGCGCCAATCCACCGCTAGCGCCAGCAGTACCGGGAACGGCGACACTGCTATAGTTGATGGCACCACCAATACCACCAGCGCCGCCCATGCCAGCAATAGTGCCGTTGTTGATTAGGTCAACTCCTCCGGGGAATGATCCGTTGACTGTGAGCGCCGCAGTTCCAGTACCGTTACTGCTGATGAATATACCACCATTAATAGTTGCAATAACTTTGCTAGACTGATTCCAACCAGCGTTTACGGCCAGTGTGCGAAGGTTTGCATTGGTTTGATTGCTGCTAATAGTAAAAGAAAACGCGTTTGATTTGCCGTACAAAGAATTCATACTCCAAGTTGTACCACTACCGCCAACACCAGCTAACGTCCGGACGTTAGCTTGGTTCATTGAAATTGTTGCAGTCAAACTAAGGCCAAGCTCCTGCGCAACGCTGACTGGGCTACTTGTGCCGCCCATATTCAAAGGGCCGCTTGATGGCATTACCATAGATTACTCCTTAGACAGAACCGTATGCAGTTACGTTACCGATAACTGTGAAATTACCAGACGAGTCCAGCGATCCTACATTTGTCCCGTTGTAATCGAAGTACAACGTTGTTCCAGAGGGGGTCACGTTCCAACCACCACTGTTTGTTATGCGGGTTGCATTGGTTGTGTTGGTAACTGCGGTGGCTCCAATCTGGCCAACAATGTCTGCCGCACTTGCGGTTGTGATCGCGGATGTTCCAGCGCCTTTGAGCAATGCGCCAGAAGAAAATGTGGTTGCTCCAGTGCCACCATTGGCGATAGGCAAGGTTCCTGTCACGCCAGCGGTCAGACTGACGTTGGTGATGGTATTGTTTGAGCCGTTAATGGTCTTGTTGGTCAAAGTCTCTGAACCAGCCAAGGTTGCCAGAGTGCCAGTTGTTGGCAGAGTAACAGCAGTGAGAGCAGTAGCAGTAAGAGTGACACCAAAAGCACCGGAAGTTGTCAGCGCTCCGCCGGTTGTCAGCGCTCCGCCGGTTGACACGTTCCCACCAAGCGTAATTGTCCGGCCTGTGTTCGCTACGCCTGTACCACCGTTGGCCCCAAGCAATACGCCAGATATGTCCGCGCTTCCAACGTCGATTGCATCCCAGCCTGTGTTTGTGCCGTCAGACTTCAAGTACTTGCCGTTGGCGCTTGTTTGGGATGGAACCAAAGCGTTGAACGCTGCGTTGGCTGTAATTTGGCCTGTGC